GGGTTGGGCCGACAATCAAAACTGATGTTAGACAACTTAGGTATAATGATTGACGTTGAAAAAGCCAATGAAGATTACGCAGAGTCTTTAAATAAATCGGCAAGCTCATTAACAGATCAAGAAAGAAAGCAGGCGTTTGTAAATGCAGCAATGGAGTCTGGGCGTAGATTAGTTCAACAAATGGGTGATGAGCAACTGACAATGGCAAGTGCAATAGATCAAGCAAAATCTGCTGCTGCTGATGCTGGAATTCAAATGGGGGAAACTCTATCACCTGTAATCACATCCATTGCTAGTAAGTTTGCTGGTGCTGCCGCTGCGGTTGCCAATTACATGAAAGAATTGAGAATGACCACTGCTGATATTACAGAAATGACATCCGCAGAAGAGAAAGAAGAAATCTTACTCGCAAAAATTGCAAGTAAAAGGAATCAGATATTAAATATAGGTCTACAGTTAGATGAGATGATCACTGGAGATAAGGGCATACATCGTAAAAAACTAGAAAATGAGTTATTACAATTACAAGTTCAACTGGTAGAATCAGTCAATGAAAGAAAACAAAATGAACTTGATATATCCTTACAAAAAATAGAGGCAGACACTGCATCTTTAGGCTTAATAAGTGAAATTGCTACAAGTGAAGCAACTGCTTTAGATATAAAAAGAGATGACGTTATTGTAGGTGGAGAACAAGCAAAGCAGTGGGGTGAGTTCTTAAAGCAACAGAAAGCAAAAGCAAAAGCAATGAAGCTCGAGGGTGATCAATTAGTCAAGTTGAAAAAACTATACCCAGAGCTAGCCGAACAATTAGGGCTTGTTACTTCGGAAGAACAAAAACAGAAAGGCCTCAAGGAGCAGAAATTAGAATTACTTCAAAGTGAATTAAAGCAAGCAGCCTTAGTTCAGGGATCAGCAGAAGATGCGATGAAGGCTGTGGTCAGGGCTGAAGCTATGGAAGCCGCTGCTGGTTATATTTCAGGTTTGTTTCAAACATTTCCTACGCCTATTGCTCTTATTTTAGCCGCTGGAGCTGGTGCAGTAGTTTCTAAATTAATAGATAAAGCCATACAAAGTACTGCTGCTAAATTCGCAGAGGGTGGTGATTTTGTTACAAGCGGACCTCAAATGATGATGGTCGGAGATAATCCTGGCGGTAGGGAACGGGTACAGGTTACACCGCTTTCATCGCCAAATATAAATGGACCGCAGGGAGGTATTACTATTAATGTTTCCGCTCCTTTAGTTTCAGAACATATTATCGATGAAATTCTGCCAGCCATAAAAAAAGCCCAAAGACTTGATCTTGCATGAGCTTAACCTTACCAGCCGTTTACTCTGCTGCTTCTAAGCAGGGTAATATTCAAGAAAATTGGATTGTTCAACTGGGGTTTTTTAATGGTGATGCCCATGGTAGTGGTGATGGGGGATGGGATGCAGTTTTACAAGCAGATGGTAATGCAAATTTACTAACCGCCGATGTAAATACTTCTACAACTACGATCCCAGTAGATGATGGAACAGTCTTTGCGGTCAATGATTATTTAAAGATTGAATCAGAAATTGTTAAAGTCACATCAATAAGTTCCAATGATCTAACTGTAGTTAGAACTCAAATGGCAACAAGTGCAGAAGCACATGAAGATGACGATGCTATTTACTGGAATAATTTTACTGCTATTGCTGGTTCTGATGCGACAGTTGATAGTGTATTTTATCGAGGGATCATTACTAACAGGCCATCAATACGATCTTCAATAGACTTAGCTAATTCTACAGCTAAGACGGGGAACATATCTCTTAGCCTTATGAACTTTGAATACCAGGGTGATGATTTCTCAGCCGAATTATTGGGAACGCGGAAATATATAAATCGTGAGGTCAGGATATATTCACAATTAAACGGTAATTCTACGCTTTCTAATTGTTTACAAATATATCAAGGCCGACTTACAGATATATCACATAATGATTCTATTGTATCTTTACAGATAACAGAACAACGACCTTGGGATTTTATAACATTCCCTCAGAATAAAAGCACAACAAAGAAAATATTATTCCCTGTAGCCTATGGGGATTTCACTGCTTCAGAAAGCACAACTGGTGCTCCTGCTTATTGTGGGGGAAAAACATTATTCCCAATCCCGATAGTTGAAAAGAGGAATGATTCTATTTATTCGCTTTCGCTTTTTGATCAAACAACTTCAGCTACAGGCACATCGAGTCCAAATCCTCATTTATATGATAATAATATAGACCGCTTTATTCCAATTTATACTGATAGTAGCACAGATGCAGATGATGCTACAGAAACTTATGAAAATGGAAATGCTTTAAAAAGCTATTACAAATTAAAAAGGGCGTTCAAGTTCAAGCCTGTCGAATTGGTTAGTGCTGGAGGTTGGACAGGTGGGGCAAACGCTTTCGATACTCCTATAGCGGATGATGATTCAACGTCTGCGACATTTGTTCAGCATGACAGAAACGCATCTGTAGGAACAACTACAAGTCAATTAGAATTTAAAATACCTCAAATTGCAGGTAAAATATCATCTTTAAAAATTCAAATACGGGCTAAGATTTTCGGAACTTTCACAGAAGTAAGTGATGGTGGTGCTATTGCAACTCTAGCTATATATAATAATAGCTATGGGTTGGGTGCATTGTTCCCTTCTTGTAATGGTACTATAGGTGCTCCCGCAGTCGATGAAGAAGTGGTAGCCCTTGGAACTTTTACAACAGCAGAATTATTAAGCAGCTATACAGGAAACGAAGGGCTGGCAAGTATAAAAGTTTATGCCAGTACCCATTTAGATAGTGCTGCTGCTGATGCTCGCATCCAATCCACCTTTTATATATTTGATATACGTTTATTAATTGCAGGCGAGTTAGACTTTTCTGAAGATGAAATTCAAGGCTCTACAAATTACTTAGAGGATTTAGATTTTCTATATTCTGGTGGTGATGGATATACAAATTCTTTCACTGGTGGAAGTGGTGCAGCGGATACAGGTCTAGAAACGCACCGCGATCTATTGGCAAGATACGCAGGGTTTGATGAAGCGGATGGATCTATTTATAATTATGATTCAGGATTAGACGTTGAGGCAGCAAGAATAACAACTGCATGGAATATTCGCTGGTGGGCTAATGAACCAGTGGAATTGAAAAGCACATTAGAGCAATTACAAAAGGAATTCTGTTTTATTTTTAAATGGAGGGCAGACGGAAGTGGTAGTTATTGGGTAGTAAAAGATTCTTATTCGTCTAGTGATGTAACGCAAACCTTAAATAAGAATGATATTACTAATTTAAAAATTAATATCACGCCATTTAGCGAACTATTAACTAAGATGGAAATCAACTACGAAAAGCATCCTGCTCAGGGTCGTTATCTTTCAAGCGTAACAGCAGAAGATACAACTAACAATCCCAGGACAGATTGGAATATTCAATCAAAAGAGAATATTCAAGAAGTTAATTTAGATATGAATGTAAATAAACCTGGCAACGCTAATCCTGGCGGTGGAGATCCTAATGATGGATTCTCAGATTATATGATGAATATTTTTGGAGATGTTAAAAAAATTATAAGTTGCGACATTATTAACCCTGGTAAAAGTTATGATCTTGAAACTGGGGATATAATTCAATTCTCAAATACAGCAGGGGAAATGCCTGTAGAACCATTTAATGATAATTGGGCAGACTATTATATGATTACAGATTTAGTACGAAAATTAGGAGCTGTAAAAATTACAGCAAGAGAGGTTTAAGATATGGCGAATATGAACGCAAAAACTCCACGTTGGTATTGTGATTACATTAACTACAGACTATCGAGAGGGATTGCACAAAACGGAAATTATGATGTCCAAGCCACAAGTACAGGCAACAATTTAGTAGGTATAAAAAGCGGTGGTGGCACTGAAGCTGAATTATTTGATATGAAACCCTTAAACCTAGTAACCTTTGATACCTCTGCAAGTTCCGCTGCGAAGGCAGATCATGTTGTAATTTCTTTGGATGTAATGGGTGAATCAGATTCTAAGGTTTCATTTGTAGCTATTTTAAATCACAACCTAGCCACTGCAACTGGTAAAATAAGAATAAGCGCAAGCGATACGAAATCTCATATTGAAAACGATGACCTAACAAGTGCAACAACGATAACCTGTACTGAGGTTGTTAATGCAGATACTATTTCAACGAATATAATTACACCAGCTACAGACGGAAGCACGATTGTAAGGTTTTCAGAATCAGACCTTAGATATTGGGGAATACAATTTGAAGGAAGCGATAGTGGAAATTTCAGTAGCACCGATCTTACGGTGGGATGCATTTTGATTGGAGAATATTTTGATGCACCAAATGCTCCTGATTTATCAATTAATCGTTCTATAATATTTGACAAAGTAAACCTTTCTGAATCTATAGGGGGTCAAAGATATTCAAATATGTCTAGCCATGGCGGCACAGCATCATCTGCAAGCAAGTCACCGTTTTCAACGGCTACTGCTGGTGAACAGATATTTGGGGGTCGTATGGCTTATGACTTAAACTTCAGTTTCTTAGCTTCATCTGATTTAATGCCAGATGAATACGATATATATAACCCTACAGATGATTCCTTTGTTGAGGATGTTTGGAATCGTGTTAATGGTCCACATATACCTTATATATTTTCTGTAGATAACAGCAGTGAAGGCGATAACGCTGAGTCTGAACATTTATTTGCTAGGTTTGCTAATAACTCTCTCGACATGAGTCAGGTGGCAAATGACTTTTGGAACGTATCTATGAGAATAGAGGAAGAGTTCTAATAGCCCCACAATACGTTTATTTGCTCCTATTTTGCCCCTTAAAGGCGTTTTTATTCCTTTTTTGATATAGTTATAGCCTAAACAGAGATGTTGGGCTTAATGCGTTATAATTATTTTCTTTGTTTTTCGGTTATTTGTTTTTATACTTGGGTATGTTGATACTGATTAAACCTAGACTTAGCACTGACAGGGGTTACTTTTCTGGCCTTCCTGGCCAATCAGTATCAACAGCCTCTGTCGGTGTATATAGGAGCTCAAAAGATGCCGAAATCTAAACATCATAAAAAGAATATGACTGCTAGTCAATGGCGTACATGGTCAAACCGTAGAAAGCACACTACAATGCTTTGGATGAAGAAGCAAAAAGAAGAAAATGCGGAGGGTAAATAATGAAAACATATAAGGTTAGATTCAAAGAGTTTTATATACGGTTCAGCGAAGCCTATGTGGATGCTGAAAGTAAGACTGAAGCTAAGAGATTGGTCAGATCGGGGGACTTTATTGATGATTGTGATTCTGATTATGAGCCAGATGGTAGACCAATTACAGTCCAAGAGGCAGAGTTAATTTAATATATGCAATGTATTCTAATACCCTCCAACTTACCGCCAGGACATAACCAGGTGCGCCACGGGACGTATACCCCAAAGCCGAACAAATGTGCATTGCTCAAAGGGGCGGCGGAAATCCCATCCAAGTGATGGTGCCGCCCCTCTCATTTAAGGAGGGAATCATGAGTGAAGAACAAAAAAAGATCAAACTTAATTTTAAAGATGAACCGCCCGAAGGCGTTTTAAAAAGAATTAGATTTCTACCAGATGAAAAACACGGTTGGAGAAAGCATTACAAATTTCAAATGAAAGTATTGAAAATGGCAGAACGTGAAGGCCTTAATTATGAAGAATACTAGAGATTAATAATGATAGTTTACAAATTAACTAATCGTATAAAAGATAAAGTATATATTTGCGTAACTAATAGAAATCTAAATGATGCTGTATCTATAAAGATTTCTAAAGCAAGATCAAAACCAAGAAAAATGAAGCTGAAGGATGCTTATATGGGAAAAAGTCCATTTGAAAAAGCCATCCTTAGATATGGAAGTCATAATTTTACTTTTCAGATATTGCAAAGTAATGTATCAGAAAAAGAAGCATATCAATACAAAAAAGCATACATAAAAGAGTACAATGCTATGGATCCAGACTATGGATATAATTGTACCACTGGTGGCAAAGAGTCATGGAAAAACGCTTCCCATGTTAAAGAGAGATGTCGTATAGCTCAAACAGGAAAAACAATGCCAGAATCTTTTATTAAAATTATGAAAGAACGAATCGGAGAATTACACCCCTGTTTTGGAATTAAGCATACAAAAGAAGCTAAAGAAAATATGAGACAGGGGCAATTAAACTCAGATTATGTACCATCGAAAGAAACTAAGAATAAAACAAGCGAAACAATGAAAATGAGATGGCAAGAGCCAGAGGTTATTGCTAAGATGGCTAAGCGTGAAAGGGGAGAAGTGACAGCGGCTACACGCAAGAAATTAAGCAAAGCAAACAGTGGTAAGAATAATGCCAATTATGGCAGAATAGGTGCATTAAACCCTAACTATGGAATACCAATTCCTCAGTGGCAAAAAGATATAATTTCAAAAAAGAATAAAGAACACGCCCGAAAACGAAAGGAAAAGTTATTAAAAGAGTACAGCCAAAGAACAGAAAAGAAGTGTTGTAAATGTGAAGAAACAAAAACGCTTGATATGTTCTATAAAAGTTCTCAAAGTTTAGACGGCCTTGTAAGTAGATGTAAACCATGCTCAAGAAAGTATGGAAAAGAAAAATATTACAGGCTTTATTCACCGAATAAAATTAGAAATCGCTATGGCGAATTAATCAATGCCAGGTAAGACAATATGAGAGCAACACAATTCATTGATTATTTAAATTCCAAGTATGCCCCATCAGATGAAAAGGATGCTACTGTTTATACTCATTTAACTATTACTAAGAAGTTGAAAAAATTTAGACGTAAGAAACGTAACGAATGGAAAAGAAATGCCAAGTAAGACAATCCCAATAAGACGGCTTTTTAATGGTCTAGCCAGTGTTAGGGATTACGTTATTAAGAGATGCCACAAAGAAGGCAAGGATATAATATTTGTATTAGGCAATGAAAAGATGACCATACCCAATAAAGAATTAAAATCCAGGTCCTTCCAATTATCTGAAAAGAAGTTTATATCTAAATTTAACGGTAAGCCTTATACCTTAATTGATTTTAAATTCAAGCCAGATAAAGAAACAAATCAGGAGGCTTTGTTTGAATAATTATAAATACCAGGCTTACATAAGATGTGAGAATAGTGATTGTTTTTATATAGTTGATGTAGCTGCCAGCACACTCAGGGAATTAAAAGAAAATATTACTTGGAAACTTGACCATTACAAAACAGCCGATCCAGAATGTTATAAGGTATTGAAGGATGGGCAAGACATAACCTCGGAGGTAATATGAGCAGATATATACATGAAATATTAACTTCAACTGTTGAAATAAGTGGGGTAGCAGTAATACTACTCGGCTTTATAGCTGGTGTATCATTTATGATAAATTTAATGCAACAAGCCAATACTAAAAGGTTAACAGAATTAGTAGATAGCTGGAAATATCAAGCTGAAAACCTTCAGGCTGAATTAAATGCTTCACGCAATGGTAAATTTAATGATTGAAATAACTTGTATAGAATGTGGGGATAAATTTGACAAGTTTTCAGGTGACGTAGATGAAAGAACTTGTATGACCTGTGTTCTTAAAAACGAAGATCCCGAAACAATAAAGGAGGCATAATGTACATAACACCAACCAATAAAGATCAAGAGGGCAAGGAATTTATTTTCATTGTTACTGGCGATGGTTTCACTGAAAACCAATACGGTAATGGCAAAATGGATCTCGAAGTTCTAAATGATGAAACCAGTAGTGAGGATGTTCTCGTTTTGACTGAAGGCTGGTTCAGAGATAATAACCTGGAGAATGTTAAAAAGGGTGACAAATTAACAATCTCTTTTGATAAAACTAAGCC